CCGGAGTGAGATCATGCATCGGATCCCAGTCATGGACGAGAAGCCCTTCGCAGCATGCCGATGCTTACCTGCAGAAACACCAAGATTTAGAGTTGTCACTAATCAGCATTGGATCAATCACAATCAATTAGCTGATTCTGATATCCATTTTGATTACTTCAAGATGAGGCTTATCACTGCTGAAGCGATTGCCTACTCAGTCGGCCAGGTCCCTCATTTCAATCAGCTTTACCGAGTCAAGCTCAATAGTCTGACGAGAGATGTTCAGTTTGATTTCGTTTCTGACAACATCATACCCCTCGATAAGCAATTCATCTTTGAGGATTCATTGTCATCTATACCACTCCCGAAATCCAAGATCAGATGGTTGAGTGAGAATCTAGAGCAAATATCTTCAGGAGAGTACTTGCCATTCATGCCGAAGAATGCTGAAGTTGCTGGTGCAATGGGATCTTCTCTAGATCTGGCGAAAGTTCTGGTGATCGACCATTACAGGACTTTGAAGATGCAAAACCTCTGGGACTTCAATTTACTGTGGGGTGATACAGCTTGGAAGCCATTTCTAAAGAAGTATGGCGTACTCATAGATGGTGAAACCTCCGAGAAGATGGAAACAATTCGGAAGATACTAGAAGATGATCGGAAATCCAGGTTTGAACAGATTAGATCTAGCCCTTATATCAGCATCGATAACATCGCATTATCAGTAGTTGTGGAAGCTATGAGAACTGGGGACTTACTAGCTGAAGATGAAGCAGAACAGGCGGCAGAGAAAATCAGAGCACTGGCAGAGACAGCACTGCGGACGAAGAACAACATGAAGGAAGCTCTTGAATTGCTCCGTGGCACTACTGAGTCAATGCAACTTTTGAGAAGGAAAGTGATTGGAGTGAGCTTTAGAGATGTATTGCTGGAGACTGCTTTGGTAGTGAAACAAGTCAAAGGACAAATTGTAGTAGATATTGCGAGCAGCAGGTACATCTTATTGAGTATGATTGAAGACATAGCTGCTATGGCAAAACCTCAAAGCAGTTTAGGTCTGATACTAGCACTGATTGTGAGTTACTTGGATAGAGAGGTGCTATTAGATGCGGCAGAGGAACTGTTTCAATTAGCTAAGCACACAGTAGAGAATGGAGACATTGAGTTATCAGTTCCTGATTCAGTGCTAGTCAAGACGAGCGTAGAGGATATTGACCCAGACACAGATCCCGATCCAGTGGAATCTTTGGAACTATCCTCCAGGATCATAGCATTCGATGCGACAGACGCTTCAATGTTGACCAAAGTCCAGAAAGCCATAGAATACCGGCAGAGGATATGTCAACAGTATGGTGATCCTTCTGTGACTGCTAGTCCCTACGGCTCTGACATATACCAATGTGCAAAATCGACGTTTTCTGAGTTGAAAAGATTGGGATGTTTGTCAAGTGGAGCCAGAGTGTTTGATGCTACTGCGGGGAGAGGAGAATGTAGGATGGCACTAGAGGAGCTTAACATCCCGGTGGTGTCTTACAACCGGAAAGACCCATATAGCCTCGTTAGACATTATGGTGGGATCAACTACATTGATGATTATGACGTTGCATCAGACTATCTAAGGCCTGAAATCTCAGCATTCTGCATCAATTCCCAAGATACTGGGTCTATGGTCC